TGACGACTATCTTATAATCGCAACTTCTTCAGAAGGTACTGTTCGAAATAGCGCCGGCGATACAATCAAAATGGAATTAATGTCCATTCTTAAGGGCGAGTACATTAATCCGCATGTATCAATTTGGCATTACAAATTAGATGATGTTAAAGAAGTTGCCGATCCGGCAATGTGGATGAAAGCTCAGCCCAATATTGGAAAGACTGTAAGCTATGAAGTTTATCAGCTAGATGTAGAACGTGCAGAAAAGAATCCGTCGACACGTAATGATATTCTTGCTAAGCGTTTTGGTATTCCAATGGAAGGCTATACGTACTTCTTTACGTATGAGGAAACACTTCCACATAGACAACACGACTTCTGGTCCATGCCATGTGCGCTTGGTGCAGACCTATCGCAGGGTGACGATTTTTGTGCTTTTACATTCTTGTTTCCTTTGCGAGATGGCGCATTTGGCGTAAAAACTAGATGCTATGTTACCGAAGTTGCTGTTAAGAAATTACCTTTGGCAATGCGGCAAAAGTATGAAGAATTCATAAAAGAGTGCAGCTTAGTAGTATTAGGTGGAGCAGTTCTTGATATGATGGAAGTGTATCAAGATCTTGACGAATACATAATAAGTTCTGATTACGATGTCGTGTGTTTTGGGTTTGATCCGTATAACGCTAAAGATTTTGTTGCTCGATGGGAAACTGAAAACGGTCCTTATGGAATTGAAAAAGTAATTCAAGGAGCTAGAACCGAATCGGTTCCTCTTGGTGATCTAAAGCATTTGGCTGAAGAGCGATTGCTATTATTCGATCAAGAATTGATGTCATTCTGCATGGGAAACTGTATTACATTAGAAGATACTAATGGTAATAGAAAACTTCTTAAAAAGCGTAATGACAAAAAGATCGATAGCGTTGCGGCTATGATGGATGCTTATGTGGCCTATAAGATACATCGTGACATGTTCGAATAGATTTAGATCCGAGTAAATAGTTGGGAGGTGACTAATGTCATTAAAAGATCGTTTTGCCAGTGCTTGGAATGCATTTCAATCTGAGCCAAAAAGACAAGAAGAGACTACTGAGCATCATACTAATATTAGTTATGGGAATTTTGGCTCATCTAGTTTCTATAGAAATGATCGTCATAGACTTCGGTTCAATAACGATCGGTCTATTCTTAATACTATTTTTAATAGAATCGCTAATGACGTTGCGTCTGTTCAGATCCAACATATTAGAACGGATAGTAATGGACATTACCTCGAAACTATTAAATCCGGACTAAATGAATGCTTAACATTATCAGCTAATCTCGATCAGACATCTAGAGATTTCTGGTTAGATTTAGTTTTATCGATGCTTGATGAAGGTGCTGTTGCGGCAGTGCCAGTCGACACCGATAGAAATTTAGATCGAAATAATTCATTCGACATACTTTCCATTAGAACGGGTCGCATTATTAATTGGGAGCCAAGTTTCGTCAAAATGGAAGTATACAATGAACGTACCGGATCTCAGGAGCAGATAACTCTACCAAAAGAAAAAGTTGCTATTCTTGAGAACCCGTTCTATTCAATAATGAACGAGCCGAATTCTACGCTAAAAAGGCTTGTTTATAAGATGAATTTGCTCGATCAGATTGACGGTCAAAAAGCTTCTACAAAACTTAACATGTTTATTAAATTGCCATATTCTTTAAAGTCTCCAACTCGTGTAGCACAAGCTGAAGAACGTAGAAAAACTATTGAAGATCAATTAGTTAATTCTAAATACGGTATCGCATATATTGATCAGGCTGAGCAAATTACACCATTGGGTCGATCTCTCGAGAATGATTTGCCAGCACAGATTCAAACACTAACTGATCAATTGTATAATCAGATAGGTATTAGTGCAGATGTTTTTAAGGGTACTGCTAGTCAAGAGCAGCAGTTAATTTATAATAAAAAAGTTTTAAAGCCAATATTAGATTTGATAGAGTTGGAGTTTACAAGAAAATTTCTTACTCCAACCGCTAGGACTCAAGGTCAAAAAATAGGCTATTTCATTGACGCTTTCGATATGGTTACCCCGACGGAAGTTGGCGAAATGGCTAATGCTTTGAGTCGTAACGAAATTCTATCAGCTAATGAGTTTAGATCTATTCTTGGTTATAGGCCTAACGATTCTGAAAGATCGAACCAGCTTATTAATAAGAACCTGCCGATTAATCAAGTTGATCCGAATGCTAATGCTGAAACTACTCAGCCGAAGTTAGATACTGAATCAATGGCATTACCCGAAGAAGTTGAGGAATATTTATCTCAATCCGACAAAATGGGAGAAGAATCGCTAGAGCATGCTGAGTATGATCCGATAGTTAGGCGCGAACGTTATTTAAAGGACCGTGCAAAACTTGGAATAGGTAAAAGTAGCAAAAGAAGATAAGGAAACTTTATAAAAAGTAAATATTTTTGGAGGATCTTATATGGATTACGATTTTTGTGGCTATGCCACTAAGAACGATCTGCTTTGTGCAGACGGTCGCGTAATCCGTCACGATGCCTTCAAGGAGAGTGATGGACAAATCGTGCCTCTTGTTTGGCAACATGTTCATTCTGATCCTAAAAATGTTTTGGGTCATGCGCTTCTTGAGAATCGTGATGATGGCGTGTATGCTTATGCGACGTTTAATAATACGCCGTCTGGTCAGCATGCAAAAGAGATGGTTAAACATGGTGATATTTCTGCCATGTCCATCTACGCGAATCGTCTTAAGCAATACGGTACGGATGTCGTTCACGGAATCATTCGTGAGGTAAGCCTCGTTCTTGCTGGCGCAAACCCTGGCGCATATATTGAAAACATTAGTTTTGCGCATGCTGATGGTACATACACAGATGTTGACGACGAAGCAGTCATTTATTCTGGACCAGATACTATCGACTATATTAGCCATGCAGATGAGGAGGATGAAGTGGGAGACGATATTCTGGATCAGCTTTCTGATGAGCAGATCGATGCGATCAATCGAATCATTGATGCAGCCATTAATGGCGCAATAGATGATCTTGACGATGAAGATGTTCTGGACGATCTTACGCCAGATCAGCTTGAGGCAATCGGCGACCTTATTGAGGATGCAGTAAGCGATGCTCTTGAGCATGCCGATGACGACGATGATGAGTATTACGACGATGACGACCTTGACGAAGACGACTATGATGAGGACGACTTCGACGAGGATGAAGACGAGGGCGATGACGTCCAGCATTCGTATTATGATGATGACGAGTATTATGATTACGATTATAATTATGATATTCGACATGCTGACGACGATCCTACTGTCGAGGATGTCTGGAATACTCTCAACGAAGAGCAAAAGAATTTAGTATATTTTCTGATTGGCCAGGCTAACGAGGATGATGCGGCCGAGCATAGCGCAATCTATGATGGAGGTTTTGACATGAAGCACAACGTTTTCGATGACGCGTACTATGACGACGAGGATGTTCTTACTCACGATGAGTTCGACGCTATTATGGCGGATGCCTATAATGCGAACTCTCTTCGCGACGTCTTCCTCGCACATGGTATTACCAATCTTGATGTTCTGTTCCCGGAGGCCAAGCTTGTTACCCCGACTCCTGAGATGATTTCTCGTGATATGGGCTGGGTTGATCAGCTTTGGAACGCTATTAAACGCACTCCTTTCGCGCGTATTAAGTCTACTGCTGCTAACATTACTGCCCCCGAGGCTCGTGCAAGGGGGTATGTTAAGGGTAATCTGAAGGCTGAGGAGGTCATCGTTCTTCTTTCCCGTGAGACCTCCCCGCAGACGGTGTATAAGAAGCAGAAGCTCGATCGCGATGACGTTATCGACATTACTGATATTGACGTCATTGCGTGGATGAAGCAGGAAATGCGCGTCATGCTTAATGAGGAGATTTGTCGCGCTATTCTTGTTAGTGATGGCCGTGGTAGCACGCATGCTGATAAGATTAAGGAAGATAAGATTCGTCCTATTTATCAGGATACTGATGTCTATACTATCCATTATGAGATCACGTATGGCGCCAATGATACTGAGGATCAGAAGGCTAGTAAGATTGCTGATGCTGCAGTCCGCGCTCGTAAGGATTACAAGGGTTCCGGTACTCCGTGGCTCTTTGCTTCTAATGAGGTTATCTCTGATATGATGCTTGCGAAGGACACCATTGGTCGTCGTCTCTATAAGGATGAGGACGAGCTTAAGGCTGCTCTTCGCGTTTCCAAGATTGTCGAGTGCCCGATTCTCGAGAATGTTACTCGTAATCGTGCCGCTGATGCTACTGCTGGTATTACTGCTGCTACGATGGATCTTAAGGCTCTTATCTTCAACCCGATTGATTATACGGTTGGCGCCGATAAGGGTGGCGCGGTTTCGCTCTTTGATGACTTCGATATCGACTACAACCAGATGAAGTATCTGATTGAGACTCGTAT